TACGACAACCGTGGCGACCGGGCATTATCCAACAGGATTGCCCCGATGGCTCAGATAATCCTTAACCCGCTAATCCGAAGCAAGTGACGATAGGGGATTTCAACAGATACCCGTATTTCATCAACGAGACCTATACGGTTGATGCCGGAGGCGGGGTTACCGATGTTGAGACTGAAAGGTGGCAGCAATGGGCGCAGGTAAAAGACAGGACAGGGTACTCGTTTAATTCTCAGGCTCAGGATCAGGTTGCTTATGACTACGAGGTGAACGTAAGGTTTGATTCAAGGTTCACCACCAATACAAAGATGGTGTATGAAGGCCAGGTGTGCGTGTGTAATTCAATGAAGATTGTAAGTGAGGGCCGGATAAGGTTTTTAACACTCAGATATTCAAAGACGGAAACATGGCTCGACTTGTCTTAAAGGTGGAAGGACTGGATACTGTTCTGAAGAAGTTGAACATCAACAAACTTTCTGAACCGATACAGGACGCCTTTGATGACTTCGCAATAAACGTCGACCGGGAGGCCAAGCAACGGGCGCCGGTGGATGAGGGTCGGCTAAGGTCGGCAATATTCGCTGATGCCGGCAAGATGAGTGTAGAGTTTGGGTGTGCGGTCAATTACGCATCCTATCTGGAGTTTGGAACAAGGAAGTTCGCCGCAGCCCACGTCGGTTCACTTCCTCCGACATGGAGGGAATACGCCGCACAGACGCAAGGTAAAGCCGGTGGATCCTTCGAAGAGTTTATGACCCGTCTGATGGGCTGGATAAAGAGAAAGGGAATTGATGAGGACGCGGCCTACCCGATAGCGAGAAAAATTCTGCGTGAAGGTATCGTTCCGCAGCCGTTTTTATACCCAGCCTATGAGATAGCAAGAAAGCAGCTTATTAGCGATTTAAACAATATTAAATATGCTTGATATAAACCACAGTTTGCGGATAGCCTACTATACTGCTTTGAATGGCATTGAGGGCGTTCCCGTGTTTTATCAGGCAGTACCCCCTACGGTTTCACCGGACAACTACATTGTGTTCAGGTCTATCACCAGCATCGACGACAGCACGGTAAATTCATGCGATCTGTCGACTACAATCACCGTTGAGATACACACATGGAAGGACGGCATGAACAGCGGACTGGATGCGGATTTGATTGCAAGACAGGTCTACGACAGGATTTATCCTAACCCGTCTGCAGTACTTACGCTTGACGGCGCACAGATGGTTAATACCAGGGTTGTAAACGATCAGACGCAGGATTTTGTGAGCCAGCAGAACCGGGGATATATTTCCCGGTTTATCACTTTCAGGCACCGCATTTTCCTGACTTCAGATATTTCATAAAAAATTGCAACATCGTTGCAAAAGATAAAAAATGTAGTAACTTTACTAAAATTTTAAGACATGGCAGAACACAAGGTTTCGGGTAATGATATGGCTATTCTTCTTAGCCGTGATGGTATCACGTACAACACGGTTGTATGTCTTACGTCATACGCCTTTACACGTGGTACAGCGATTATCGACGCCAAGTCGATGTGCGGACCCGATACACTTCCGGGCGCAAAATCAAACGGCCTGACTTTCGAGGGCCAGGTATTGGAAGATCCCGATTCTGGTAGGGTAAGCACCGACGAATTGGATGACTACTGGCGCAACACCAATACCGTTTATTTCAAGTTCGGAAAACTGGTTCCAGTTGAAGGCGATGAGGTTTACTCCGGCACCTGCTTCATTGCGAAGCTGGATGTTCAGGGAAGCATGGACGCCCCGGTGACATTCTCTGCCGAACTCGGGATCTACGGCATCGCCTCAAAGACTACAGCCACTTCATAAACTATGAACTACACACAGATAACCATCGGCGGGAAAGAAAGGGGATGGAAGGTCAATCAGCTTACCATTGAACTGTGGGCAAAGCACATTGATCAGGACGCCAGCCCATCAACATCGACTTACGCCGCCGTTTATGCCGGCCTTATTGCCAACTGCTATGTAAAGAGGGAAGAGCCTGACTTTACGTTCGAGGACGTTTGCGAATGGGTGGATGAGATCAACCTGAGCGGCGAACATGAACCGCTGGAAAAGATCAAGAAAACCTTTGAGGAATCGAGGTTTTACATCAACCTGCTCGACAAGCTGAAAGATCAGCTAAGGACGACAACCGAAGAAAAAAAAACGGAAGCGAGTTAGAGTGGTTTGAGATCCACAAGTTCGCAATGGGCCGTTTAGGATGGACGGAGCGTGAATATTTTGAGAGTAGCCCTTATATGTTCTTTGCAGCGTGTGAGGGCTATTTTGATAAGATAGATGAGGATCAAAGGATGTTCCGGCGCCTTGCGGTGATACTTCACCAGACATGGGGAGGGAAGGGAACGGAAAGGGATTTATGGCCTCTGTTTTCCGACAAGAACAAGAAAACACAAACTAAGACCTGGGGTAGCAAGGAGGAGTTTGAGAAGATGCGGGAAGCTATTCAGAAAGCCCACGGTATAAAGATCAAGTAATGTCCGATGTTAAGATAGTTATAGGGGCCGATGTTTCGGACTTAAACCGGAAGCTAACGCAGGCCGGTAATATCACAAAAGACTTTGCGGGTAAAGTGCAGACGGGCTCCAATCAAGCCACCGTTGCACTGACGAATTTAGGCCGTGTCGCTCAGGATTCGGCTTTTGGCTTTGTGGGTATCGCCAACAACCTGAACCCGCTACTCGAGTCGTTTCAGAGGTTAAGACTTGAAACGGGAAGTAATAAAGCCGCATTACAGGCTTTAGGGTCATCGCTTATCGGGGCCGGAGGTATTGGGCTTGCATTGTCCGTTGTAACTTCCGCTGTGACCTTTGCCCAAATGGGTTTCTCGGCTTGGACAAGGGGTTTGAATGAGAATGCCAAGGCGGCAAAGGAAGAAGCAAGTGCGTTAAAAACCGTATCGGATGCGATTGCAAGGGAAGCAACGGACGTTTTCTCACTTGTGACTGTTCTGAAGTCAGAAACAGAGACAAGGAAACGCAAACTTGACGCCATAAAGGAACTCCAGCAAATCCAGCCGGAAATCTTCAATGGCCTGAAACTGGAAAAAGACGCCGTTATTGGACTGGATCAGGCGTACCAAGCATACCTTAAAAACCTGCAGGATGTAGTTAATGCAAAGATTCTCCAGGCTCAGATTGAAAAGAACCTTTCGAGGCAATTTGAATTACAGAATATCCTTGAGACAGCCGCTACCTACGAAAAATCAATTACTCCGTTAAAGGACTTTTCGGCTGCATCGCTTGAAGCGGCCAAAGCGCAAAGAGAACTGGTGAACGAGCGGATAAGGACCTTGAATATTTTCGGGCAGAACATCACTATCCCGCAGGCTACCGCAGAACTAGACAATCTTAAAAAGAATTTTGAGGGTTTAGCGCAAAAGCTATTTGATGTTTCAGGCGGCATAAAGGTTAAGGCATTCAAGATAAAACCTGAAAAGGTAGAGGTTGATCCAAATACGCTGGAACGCGGCCTCGGTTCCCTGTTTCCTCCGGGAAAGGTCATCGCCCCTCCTCCGGGTTATGAACCAAGCATAAAACTCCAGAACATAAAACTGAACCCGCCTGACGAGGTAAAGTTAGACGTTGGTTTTGCTGAAAAAATACTCGAGGCTGTCCGCAAAGAAATATTCCGGGCGCAGCTTGAGGAAAATATTAACGGGCTTTTAAAGGACGTTTTTGCAGGTGCATTTGTAGGAATAGGTGAGGCGATCGGTAACGCAATAACGGGTAGTGATATAGGTGATGCGTTTAACAGCATATTCAAAATACTCGGAACAGGATTGAAGCAACTGGGTGTGTTTGTAATTGCGCAGTCAAAGTTGCTGGCGCAAATTAAGGCAACAATAGCAAAAGCGCCCGCCCTTGCCATCCCTTTAGGATTAGCCCTTGTCGCACTTGGTACTGTTATTCAAAATGCCATCGTGAAGAAAACGCCGGGTTTTGCCACCGGTGTTCGAGGGTTTGACGGTGGACTTGCTTTGGTTGGCGAGCGAGGCCCCGAACTGGTAAGACTACCCAAGGGATCAGATGTTATTCCTAATGGGCAGATAGGTGGATTCGGTGGCGGAATCGATATAAATATTGACTGGATACTTCGCGGGGCTGATATGTACGCCCTTATAAAGAGACAGGAAATGGTTAACAAGCGAAACTATTAATGTATTACGGAGTAAAATATACCGTTCAGTTTTCCTCAGTAGGGACAGCGCAGGATTACAAGTTTGAAATCCTCGAAAAAGACTATTTGGGTAACTTTTACTCCCTCGATCCGGCACGATCACCGGTAAGGCATTCATGCGAAATAGACGATCCTGTTACGCCTATAAAGGGCACAAAACTTTCATTGTCGTACGTCAACGACGGACCCGTACCGCTGAGTACGTTTTACGCACAGGACGACCAAGCCTATAAGGGTCGTTTATGGTGGGGAAATCAGTTGATGTTTGAGGGGTATTTGATACAAGACGACTGTACAGAGGTTCTTGACGACGTTCGGCATATCGTGACTCTTTCTTTTAACGACGGCTTAGGACTACTCAGGGATATAAAACTGAACCTTGCTTACCAGCCCGGATTTAACCCGGCTCAGACTATCACCGAAGAAGTGTTTACGTTCAATACGCTCATGGACATCATCAAGCACTGTATATACTGTACGGGGCTTGAATTAAAGACAATGCTTTACGAGCAGCTGTTCGAATCGGCTCAGTTGAACCATAAGATATTCACAGAGGAGACTTCTGTTAACATGGAGACTTTTCTGGATAGCGACGGACAGTGGCAGGACTGCTATACCGTACTTGAAAAAATACTCGGGTGGTATGGCCTTACAATATTCCAGGCTTTTGGAGTTTGGAATATAGTAAGATGGCACGACCTGAGATACTATAACGGAACAATACCGGGATACCAGTTTGACGCTGTAATGACGCTTGAGGGTTCGGTAACACTTGACCAATCTTTTTCTTTTGGTGCTTATGACAGCGCAACGCAGCCAAATACATTTGAGTACGGCGCTCAGAACAGGATACTAAGGCCGATGAAGTTTGTAAAGAATACATTCAGCTACAAGCGTCCGCAGAACTTCAAAAACGCAGACTTTACAGAACTCGGAACTCTGCTTCGACAGTACACCACAGGATCCGGATCGTCATTCCAAACAATTTATGAATACGAGGCTAAATATTGGACAAGATTAGAGCCAGGAGAGATATTTATAAGAATAGTAAAAAACTACATTAATGTAGAGATTGAGCGGTATATCGTAGTAAAAACAACGGGCACATTCTCTGCTTTAACGCTGGCTTGTATTTCATCGGGCATCGAAGTAGCTCAAAATGATTTTGTATCAGTAAGTTTTAGCGTAAGA